CTTTTCTGTTTTCACCTGAACAAGAGAGCACAAGTTATGAATAAGGCTGAACAGGGTCAAATAAGGTCACTGCAGGTCGTTACAGGCTCGAATAGGGACGAACAGGGAATTCAACCTGCACAGGAGCGCTTAATCGGCTCAGGGACGCCCAGAATCCACTCCAGGCTGAATGATTTGCCGTCAAAAGGCTTTGAAGTCATTGACTTTGCCGCATCGATTGGCATTGAGCTGATGCCGTGGCAAAAATTCGTGTTCGAGCACGCATTGAAAATCAAGCCGGATGGTAGATGGCACGCTCCACTGGTGGTCATTGTGGCAGCTCGTCAAAATGGAAAGTCCACGATTATGGAGATGTCAATCTTGGCTCGGCTTTTCCTATGGCAGGAATCGCTGCAACTTGGATCAGCTCACGTGCTTACAACATCTCTTGAGACTTTTCGCCACGTCGTCAGCATTATTGAAAACAATCCGGCACTTGCAAAGCAAGTCAAGAAGATCCGCTGGGCGCACGGATCCGAAGAAATTGAATTGATCTCTGGCGCTCGCTATGTTGTAAAAGCAGCAAATGCGGCAGCTCGCGGATTTGCCAAGCCGGAGACTGTCTATATGGATGAGACGCGTCAGCTGAAAGACACTGAGGCGTGGTCCGCGATGCGGTATACGATGATGGCCGCAAAAAATCCTCAATTATGGACTTTTTCGAATGCCGGAGACCAGCACAGCCTAATTCTCAACCAGCTGCGCGAGCGAGGAATGGCATCGGCTGCTGGTGGTAACGATGACATTGCATATTTCGAATGGTCAGCCTTTTCAGACAAGATTGAGGATGAACGCAATTGGGTCGCGAGTAATCCGGCACTGGGACACACAATTCATGAAGATAACATCCGAGCCGTTCTTAACGATCCGCCAGATGTTGTGCAGACCGAAGTCTTATGCCGTTGGGTCAATACGATCTCCGGAGCAATTCCTGTCAAAGAATGGGAAGAATGTGGATGTGATGAAATTGTCCTGGATACGGATAAGGTCACGTGGTTCGGCCTAGATTTAAGTCCGGATCGAAGAGATGGGGCGCTCGTTGCTGCCCAGAAAAATCCAGACGACACTTTCAACATCAAGCTGTTGCACACTTGGCACAATCCGATCTCGCTGGACGATAAAGCTATCGCCAACGACATTGCGCCTTATGCCCGAAAGTATCCGCTGGAATATGTTGCTTTTAGCAAGAGAACAAGCTCTGCCGTAGCTGCTCGATTACAACCGGCAGGAATTCCAGTCATTGACATTGATGGGGCGTTATATGGCCAAAGCTGTGATGAATTGCTTGGCGCGATTACCTCAAAAAGATTGATCCACGGAAAACAGACAGAATTATCCAAGCAGATATTATCGGCCGTTCGATTACCAATGGGCGATGGCGGTTGGATCATCGGTCGGCGCGCCTCAAGCGTTGCAGTGTGCGCTGCGGTGGCTTCAGCTCTTGCGACACACTTTGCGACACGCCCAGAGATGGAGATTGATATTTTGGTCGGCTAGATGTATAGGAGACCTTTAGACTTCGGGCTATGGGACTATTTTCACGCAACATCACGACCTCGGATCCGTCACCGACCTATGATGTTTCAGCATCTCTAGCTCCCACAAACACCACAGATTCAATTTACAATTTTTACGGAATTACTGGCATTACTGCATCACGTGCGGAATTTATGTCAGTGCCAACCTGCGCTCGCGCCCGTAATATCATCACTTCAAGCGTTGCATCGATTCCGTTAAAAGTTCGCGTCAAGGCCGATGGTACCGAAGTAGAGACGCCGCCTAAGTGCATCAATCAACCGGATCCACGTGTTCCAGGATCTAGCACATATGCCTGGCTTTGCGAAGATTTGCTGCTATTTGGATACGGGTATCTTCGCATTACTGAAATTTATGCCGACACATATCGCATCCGCGCAGCTGAAAGAATTTCGCCAACTCGCGTTGGAATTATTACAAATGCACGCGGAACAGAGATCGAGTATTACACAGTAGATAACATTCCGGTTCCTGATTCTGGCGTTGGCGCTTTAGCCGTTTTTTACGGAAACGATGAAGGAATTTTGAATCGTGCCGGTCGTACAATTAAAGCCGGAGCAGAATTAGAACGTGCAGCGGTTATGTATGCACGTGAGCCAGTGCCAACGATGGTTTTAAAATCGAATGGCACAGCATTGCCAGCAGATCGCATTGCAAAACTTTTGGAATCTTGGGGCAGCGCTCGACGTAATCGCTCAACTGCGTTTTTAAATGCAGATGTTGAATTGCAGGCTTTAGGCTTTGACCCTGAAAAATTACAGCTGAATCAAGCCAGATCTTACGTTGCAACTGAACTTGCAAGAGCTTGCGGCATTCCGGCTTATTACGTCGATGCCGAAACTGGATCTAGTATGACTTATTCAAATGCTGCGCTTTCGCGTCAAAGTCTTGTCGATTTCTCATTGAGAAATGTTATGACCAGCATTGAGGAACGTCTTTCAATGACTGGAATGCCAAATGATTTTGTTCCTGCATCTCAAGAAGTTAAATTTGATCTTGATGATTATTTGCGCGGATCAGCAAAAGAACGTGCTGAGGTTTATAAACTGCTTTATGACATTGGGGCAATTACAACAGAAGAAATCCGACGAGAAGAGGATATGATCTCATGAAAGAAACAAAGCCAACTCCGATGAATCTGGACTTTTCAATTAAAGTCACGGCAACGGACTTTCCAAAGCGAGAAATCTCTGGACGTATCGTCACCTGGAATGAAACTGGATCCACATCAGCCGGAGCGACTTCATTTAAGCCTGGGTCAATTACTTTTGGCAATACGACGAAATTATTACTTGAGCATCGCCGTGAAGCACCAATTGGATTTTTAAAATCCTACAAAGTCACCGATGAAGGCATCGATGCGACATTTGCTATTGGAAACACAACCGCTGGAAATGACAGCCTTGTCGAAGCATCATCAGGATTGCGTGACGGATTTAGCGTCGGAGTTCTTGCTGAAAAATACAAGAATGTTGATGGCGTTTTAGTAATTAGCGCAAGCGCGCTGAAAGAAGTCTCACTTGTCACAGATCCAGCAATTGCGAGCGCAAAAGTAGCCGTCGCAGCTAGTGAGCCAGAAGATTCTGAATCAGAAGCATCAGCCGAAGAAGCAGAAACAACCACACCAACAACACAAGGAGAAAACGAAATGGAATCAACTCCAGCCGTTCCCGAAGCAGCAGCCGAAGCGGTTGAGGCTTCCAAAGTCGTAACTGCAACAGAGACACCTCGTCCGTTGTATTTCACAACACCACGTTCACCAATTCAGACACCAGGCGCTTACCTTGAGCACACAATCAAGGCAAAGATGGGAAATGAAGATTCACGTCAGTACGTAGCTGCTGCCGATGATTCATTCTCAACAAATCCAGCGTTCTCACCAGTTTCATATGTTCGCGATGTTGCAACAAACACAACATTGATCCGTCCAACAATCGATGCTTGCGGTGGATCACGTCCACTCAATTCATACGGAATGACAGTGTCGATTCCTAAGATCACTGCAAATTCAACTGCTGCAACAGTGGCAGAAGGCGGAGATCCAACTGGAACAACCGCGATTACGTCCGCGTATGTGAACGCCACAGTAATCAAAAAAATGGGTTTTCAGCGCTATAGCGTTGAGCTCCTTGACCGGTCAGATCCGAGCTTTTATGAAATTATGCTCCAAAATCTCCGGGACGCTTATGCTCAAGCAACTGATGAATATGTGATTGCTCAAATCACTGCTGGCGGAACTCAAGCAACTGCGGTTGCAGCAGATTCAGCAGGAATCATCTCATTCGTATCAAAGGAATCAGCTGCGGCATATAGCGCAACAAAGCGCACAGCAACAGCATATGTAGCCGGAACTTCACAGTGGTCACTTTTGATGAGTTCAACTGACACAACTGGCCGTCCAATTTACAACGCAATTCAGCCAATGAATGCTGGTGGAGCTGCAACTCCAACATCACTTCGTGGAAATGTTTTGGGCTTGGATCTTTATGTTGATGCCAATATGGTTTCAACAACAATTGATGAATCAGCATTCATCATTGAGCCACGTTCAATTGAGATTTTTGAATCTCCTGCGCTAACACTTTCAGCCAATGTTCCAACATCTGGCGAAATTGAATTGGCACTATACGGATACATTGCTGCTGGCGTTACTTTCGCAGGTGGTCTCCGTCGCTTCAATCTAACCTGATCCAACTAATCATCGGCTAGGTGCGCTCCCGTATCTAGCCGAGCCGAATACGAAAGGACGACGAAATGCCATCAATCATCACTGCATCGCAACTGCGGACAGTCTTGGGCGTTTCGTCGTCCTTGTATTCAGATGCTTATCTTGACGGAATTATTGATTCCGCTGAGCAAGTAATTTTGCCAATGCTGACTGCAAATCAAGCCGCAATCGCCGGTGTTTATCTTCAAAACAATGTGGCTTACTACGTGACGCAGCGTCCAAATACTTTTGTCGAAGGCCAGACAGTCGTGGTCTCAGGTTGCGTTCCATCGACATTTAATGGAACAGTCACAGTCACTTCTAATTACTGGGAGACTTTTCCTTTCATTCCAGTGTTTAATCTTTATTCTGGCGCTATCTATGTTTTCACAGCTGCTAAAACAAACGCGAACATTTCATTTCGCGAAGTGATACCAGCTGGCGTTGCTTACTTATCCGGAGCAAATGCCGCCACACTTTACGCATCAACTGCGGCAGTCGAGCAAGCAGTCACAATCGTAAGTGTGGAGATTTTCCAATCCGTGGTCGCTCCTGGCGGTCAGATCGAAGGCGTTGATTTCACTCCGTCTCCTTACAGAATGGGCAGATCCTTAATGAATCGAGTCGTCGGATTACTTTCGCCTTACCTTGACACTTCAACGATGGCTATCTGATGCCTACTCCAACAACTATTGCGACCAACGTCAGAGGCACTCTTGCGACTGCTTTGTCTGGCGTGGTTGCCTCTGTCTATAGCTCACCGCCCGAAGCAGTCATTCCGCCAGCGTGCGTGATTGTCCCTGATTCGCCTTATTTGGAAACGACAACAATCGGCAAATCTGCGGTACGCGTGAAAATCAACTTTGTGGTCACAGCGGCCGTTGCTTATAACAACACGGCCGGAGCACTGGACAATCTTGAGCAGCTAATTATCAGCATCATTGTGGCAATGCCAACAGGATATGAAGTCGGAGACGTTCAACGTCCGACAATCCAACAAGTCGGCGCAACAAACCTACTAGTGGCGGATCTCGCGGTCAGCACTTACTACACACAACAGACAATCTAAGGAGATAGACAAATGCCAACAACTATCGTCACGGGTCGCGACATAACCTTCACCCTGAATTCAGTGAATT